GCCCCTAAGCCTGCAGCCTCTCGTAGAAATGTAGAAAATATGGCTACTGCACCCATGATGGGTGGGCGGCGCAGAAAGAATCGGAAAAACAAGAACAAGACCAACACGAGACGCCGGCGTTAAACCCAAATGTAAAACATATAAACCAGTGGCAAATTGTCCGCTCGTTTATCTGTTTTAGAATACTGAACATTTTAAACCGGCACTTATGACCAATCAATAAGTATATATGTTTTTAAAGGGTCTATTTCAAAAGTTATATCTGGAAAAAGTTCAGTAAGTTTTCCTTTGATTACTTCAAAATGAGTTTTCCACGGATTAATTAATGCCAAAGGATGTGCAGATGAATTAATCACTAAATAATGACGCCATTTATCTGGAATAATAATTCGAAATTGTACAGGGATATCAATCTTCAGTTTCGTGTTTGATAATCCGTAATAAGCGTGTATTATTATACGCTCTTTTATGTTATCAATTGCTTTCTCAATGTTGTGTTCTAAAATCTCATCTTCCACATCTTTTTTAATATTACGTAGTTGCTCACGAGATACTGGAAACTTCATATTATGCTATATAAATCATAGTATGAAATCATTCAATTTTTATTTAAATAACTGCTAGTTTGAAATGTCCACGGGTCTAAGAAGAATCAGCCATTAGTGCCTTCCAACTGATCGGAAACTTTTTTTCAAGTTCCTCTGCCACGGCCTTTGCGTAAAGGCGAATCTCCAGTTGTGCATCTGAACCCAGGCGCAACTTACAGAGTCTAGCGTATGCGTATAATGACGCAGTCTCAACAAATTCCGTATACATCGATTGAGGTAAAATAAGCCTGGCTACCTCAGGTGCCACATTTTGAGAAAGAAGTTTATAATACATATCGAGTGCATCGTGTGTTGCATCAGTCAGGCATTCATGTAGATAATCGGCATTATCAACGGGTATAGCCTTGGAACCCTGTTTCTTGTTTGCATCCCTTTCTCTCAGCATCGCCGCATCTGGGACGTAGCACTCTACATCTGAGTCCACATATCGGCGACTCACTTCATTTCTTGAAAACCCCACGGTATGACGATACCATTCGCGGGCCACAAAGATCGGCATCTTAATGCGTAGGCGAATCTGTGGATGAAAAAATGGGCTAGTATGCTGGTGCTTTGCCAGATACTGAATGAGTTTTGCATCTCCCTCCTTCATACTTGCCGACTCCTTCGCGAAACTCACGCGCGCAGCGTTTACTACTGTGAGATCATCACCAAAGGTGTCAAGAACTTCTAGAAACCCCTTATTATCTGACAGAGGAAATGCCTTAGTTGCCATATGGAGTAATATTAAATTTGGTTTTAGACCCCAATCAATATCCTTGCTCGCATGCCTTTGTAAATCGGGCTAGATCTTCTTCACGAACGGCATTCTTGTCCAGAATCGCAATGCTATTAGTGTTAAAATTCCCAAATTTCGCATCAGATGAAGGGCCAATAAGTGTCCCTAATACTCCTTCATACCGGCCTATAAAGAAGACTAGCGACCCTGGGTCAAGTTCCAGCATGAGTGCGACCTGGCGCAAGGTTGTTTCTGGATCGATCCCCACCTTGGTTATATTGCCAGATGGAAGTTCAACGGTAACGAGGGGCATATATAATAAATGGGCATGATTGTTTAGGCTAATCCTTCTTTATTTCCTTGGCAGCAGGGCAGAATTCAAAAAAATCCTTCTTGTGTTCCTTTTTCATATACCACGTTTTATGGGCCCCAAAACTGCGTCGATCAAAGGTGTCCTGTGTGCAGAAATTACTCAAGGTGACAGCTTCAGCCGGTTTATTTGGAGATTTCTCTACGCAATTAGAATAAAATACATCCTCTGGATATGTTTTTCCAACTCCAGGGTAATCGCGAATACACTGTTTCTGGAACGAATTCTTTCTAAAACTCAAACCCCCAACTCCATAAAAACTATTCCCCTTTGAAAATTCTTTGGCCCAAACTTCCTTGGAATTTCCAATAGCCCCATGATACGAAGCGCATCCAATATAATCGTATTTCATGAAATCCTCGATCTTGTATTTAGATGCCGGGCATAATACTGCGTCTGTCTGAAAAACCAGGATATTCTCAGCCTTTACTTGATCCCAGAATTCTAGGCTCTTAAAGAGTGTATTATAGCCACCTGGGGTTAAATTATCTTCTTCAAGAGGTTTTAAAAATACCCTACGATCCTTTATTCCAGAAACGGCCTTCGCAGCGAAATCGCCATACGATTTTCCGTGGAATACGTATAGGTCCCAGGATTTGCACATATTTTTATCGAAATTTTCACAGACGTATTGTAACATATCATGCTTCCTCGGTTCAACGATTACCATGGCCTTTCCCCCAGAAAGATCTACCATATACCAAACAACCACTATAACAAGGACTGTCAATCCGATTATAATGATTGTATTCATTCTACTTATTGACTCCATAATTCACTCATGACCTTTTTGTATTTGTCATGTATACTTGAAGATTTGTCGGACACATCAGCTGTAGCTAGCGCCGATGGCTTTAAGCGTTCTGATTTATCTTGTAGGGATTTTAAGATCAGCTGTTCCTCTGGTGTTAGCGTAGCCGTGTCTTTAGGAGCGCTGCCTTTATTCGCCTTACCAAATATACACAGACTGCTATTTTCATTTAGTAAGTATCCACCAAATAGTATAACCATCAAAGAAAGCCAGAATGCGATTATTAGATTACGAGTTGCCACGAAGAATATGACAAACACAATTAATCTACGAAACCACGGTTGATTTAGAAATTTCTCTTGTTGCTTTGTAATTTCCATTGGAAGAAAACGACCACCCACATTCAGTAAAAATATGGCAGCGCCGATTGAATATGGTGAAGATGCTAGTTTTGTTACGTATTCTTCAAATGGCCCAGACGGGGGAATAAGATTTGGTGGGGGGCCAGCGAAACTCATCTATTTGTTTTAAACAATTTGTATCATATTCGCAATATACATAACAACCGCTAAGCCTGTCATTAGCCCTACTCGGGGACACCATTCTGCTCCCAGCCAAACAGCGAGTAAAAGAGCAAATCTCCAAAGTGGCGACTCCCATGAGACAACCATCTGACCTGGATATGGTGTCCGGAGAGATAAGCCCTCGAACACATTCCAGCCAACGAAGAATAATATAAGTGTAAGTCTTAAAAACATATCTACAAACCCTGCTGGCTCATCCATCTTACTTTATACTTTTATTTATTGTTAGAACTCGAAGAGGATGACGATTTATTATCCTGGTTTTGCACTGCTGAAGTAATAATGCGATCTGAAGATATCGCAACCGGCTCTTCTCCTAAGACCCGTTCTATAAACCAGCGATGAGGATTTGATACAACTTTTGTCGAAACTTCCTTGTCATCATCAGATTTATCAGAAAACCCTTCATCGCTATCGCCTTTCTCTAGGCGTGTAAAGACAATCAGAGATACTACTGCCGCCAGTAGACCAGTAGACCAATCGAAATAACTCATGAAAATGAATGGAACAATGAAAAACAATATATAGCCAATTGTATTATCGAGAAATTCGAGTGAACTCCGGGGAGCAATTTCGATAAAGGCACCTGTTACAAGGAGACCAGCCATTGCTAAGATCGTAAAGGGGAATTTCATCACATCAGATATATTTAATACCCATGATCCAATACTTCTGTCCATGTCTGGTAGTTTAACTGGTTTCGCTTTTGGAGAGGAAACCATTCTGTTAAATGCGCAGACAAAAGACATATTGTAAACTTAGAAGAGGATGGAGTTCGCATCCTTGCAAGATGCATTTCCACAATTAGAAAATTCAAAAGAAAGAAAAAGTCCTAGGAAACCCAAGGGCAACCAGTCTACAGATCCAGATCGTCCGGCAATGCAACGAATGACAGAAATACCATATATCGGACGTGACGCTGATTCTAGAAATTCATATCTGGATGCGAGCGTGAGTTTTCAAGAAAAGCCAACTGTAAATAATTCCCTCCCCGCCCCCCGCCAAGAATCCCAACCCACACCTAGTTTCTTCGGGGTAGAACCCTTTTCAAATCCCGAAGAAGATTCCGCCGCATTATTCAATAATCATGCCAAGTCGTTTTTGTTGGAAACAGATTTTACAAAATCCTTTGATCAATCTGGTTTCGGCAAGTCAGGGGGCGTAGCCGTACCAACTCCTGAACTCCGGCAACGCTGGAAGCCCATGTCGGCTGAACGTGTGGACACGGCTTTCACAAATTCTGACAAGGGTGGGCAATTCCATGGATTAAGTATCGATGACATAAAGTCAATGCATTCCAAGATTGATGCCTTGGTTGCTCGTCTTGATGACATGGAAGATCGTGGTGGAAATCCACAACTGGAAATGTTGTCCTTTATCATGACAGGTCTATTCCTGATGTTTACACTTGACTTGGCCGTAAGGAAGGCGAATCCAGGATATAACTAGAGTTGTATAAAAAACCTAAAAATATGACATACGATTGATAAGTTTGCGACCCTTTGGAGAATCAATGGGGACAGTGCCAATGTCCGCTTCTACGGAGAGTTCTACATAGCAACCAATTGTAGGCTCACGGGCGATCTTGTTATATTCATAATGTAATTGGCGAATATGCTTGAATCCGTCATTTAGATAGTATGCCATGGTCTCAGGATCGCGAAGTGCCATAGTATCCGTGCGCGCGATGCGGAAACGGTCGACATAACTATACCACGTATTCATGGGTCCTGGGGGAGTGTAAGACATTTCTAGATAAATATACCTAGAAATGCCTTTAAACATGTAAAATTGATATTTTTATTGGGCTTTATACGAATAAGCAAATGGGGTTTGATCTCTTCATATCCGTCTCCTTCCCTTTATGTCCAGAAACAGGCCTGATGTATGAGTACAAGGAAGACCTGACAAAAAATTACAATATGCCTAATATCCGAGTTCCAGAACACTTGCGGCGATTTCTGAAACAGCGGGGGCATCATCTGCGACTCTATACATCTAGAGTGACTGACGAGTATTCCACTGGTGCCGATAATTTTCTGGATAAGTTTCCTGAGTGGTCCGAAATCGCAGAAGATGATGAATACGACAATTTCAAGGATAGATGGATTGAACAGGATCATAATTTATTTAAAGAGGTGCTGGCTTGGCTTGTAAACCAAAAAGTGAATGCTATCGTGGGTTGGTGTTTCTGATTGTAAAAAATAAAAAGTAGACAAGATAGTAGATGGCAACCTATAAATATCCTAGACGTTTCAGTCGTCAATACTGTAAGAAGACCCCGTGTAGAAAAATGGGGTTTACACAGAAGGCATCATGCCGTCCGTATAAAAACTGCTATGGCAATAAGACGCGCAAAAATCGCGCCAGGCGCTAGAATGCCCTTCACAAGAGGCGAGGAAGTGGGGCAGGCGTAGAAGGTTCACCAAACGAATACGATAAATGATCGGCTATTTCGCTCGATAAGATATTATATCCTCGTTTTGTCAGATGAAGGAAATCATACATAACATATTGAGATATTGTTCCATCCTGATCTAAAAACATATGGCCAATGTCTAAATACGTAATTCGTGGATCTTTATCACATTTACGAAGTAGTTTATTTACTTCTTTATTATAAATTCTATATTTGTCACTTGGACTTTGACCTCTAGGAAGTGGGCCAACTAGCAAAATTCGCGTGGTGGGATTAGTTTTAAATATGTTTGCACATATACGTGATATATTTTGAAATGTTTCCATAGTAGTTATATTATGGTCGGCATCATTTGTGCCAATTTGTAGAATTATCGCAGATGCGCTACAATAACTTAAGGTATATTTTTCTATGTATTTCAATGTATCTTTCGTAGTGTGTCCTGAAACACCCAAATTAAATGGCTCATATTTCCCAAAATAGAGTTTAAATAACTCTAAGTCCCACCACTCTGTAATAGAATCACCTAGGAATACAATCATCTATTATGTAGGCCGAAATAATCTCTAAATAGAGCGTATAAACTCCCACTGTAAATCCTTACAAATCTTCTCCCAGATTTTATCTTGTGCGTAAAGCTTATCGCGATTCTTGAGCAAGGGGAAACAATGCAGGAAATCATCAAGTTCCAGAAGTTCGCATAACTTGTATAATACGTAGGAGTAAGAAAGAAAATTAGAACGTTCGGCGGGGCAGTGTTTCTGAAAAGACGGCTGGATTTCCTTAAAAAGGTAGCGTAACTTTTCTTCCATCTCACGATCCATGATGGGGGCCGTATGCCCGTTTAATCTACTCAAAATATGCGGAACATGTTCATAGAAAGAATTATACTTGAGTTTCTTAAGAATCTCACGTATTTTACTGCGATTCAGTGATGAAGCGTGTATACGCTCCTTTTTCAATTGTGCCTGAATATTGTCAAAGACTTCCTCAGGAATTTCGGTGGTTTCCTTGGCCTGGAATTGCGCGAGCCATTCATTAAAATGATTGATACGCTTGTATGCGTAATATGAAACTTCTCTTGGCGGATCCTTATAACTTGGTTTATCAGAATCCATCAAAATCAACTTATGAAATCCGCAGTGGGGGCATGACACAGTTGCGTCATTGATTGAGATTTTCATATCTTCTCCACAGGCATCGCAGATAAAGGAACTGTCATTTACACTATTCATATTGGCCCTATTATAATTGGGATCCATTCGTTGTAAATATATGTCGAGCAATTGATCACGGCGCAATGTATCACCGCCATGTTCACGAACATGAACCACTTGGTTTTCACCATCCTTTGACGCATTTTCGAGAGCCTCAAACACACTCCCCGGCCTGGCTCGATCTCCAACCAGGACAACATTGTCTGCCCCGCGATGGATACGATCTTGAATATCATAGTACTGGAATAAAAGTTCTCCATTCTGTAAATAATAATTGAAAACTCCCCCATTTTCATCAATGGTATCCATTTTGCTTTTTACATCCTTTATTTCTTGTTCTAGCCTAAAACGCTCTATATCGTCTTGGGTAGTATTGTATTGTTTTTGTAGATTTGAATAAGCATCTTTTAATATTGTAAGCTGTTCATGAACATCTTTGGCCTTTGACAAATAATGTTGATGAACACTGTCCAGGGTTGTTCTGGCTTCTGGATTTGAACGTTTTGATGGACGTATTCTGAAGAAGGGGTCTGTCATATGCTATCTACTTCCAGCAGGGGGTCTTTAACCCATATTGTCATATTAGCAATGTGCGCTTAGTCGGCCTGTATTACGCATACGGGTAAAATGACGGGGCCCTGAATAAATATTGAAAAATACCTCCCCGGCTAATTTTGCCGATTTTTACACTTTTTCAAATTTTTTTTCTCTGGCAGAGGTATAACAAATGACAGGTGGTGGTCTTATGCAGCTCGTGGCCTATGGCGCGCAGGACGTATATCTAACGGGCAACCCCCAGATTACCTTCTTCAAGGTGGTCTACCGTCGCCACACGAACTTCGCGATGGAGTCTATTGAGAACCCCTTCAACGGTTCCCCTGGCTTCGGTCGCAAGGTCACGTGCACCATTCAGCGCAACGGTGACTTGATCTACCGCATCTACCTGCAGGCCACTCTACCCAAGGTGTCCCTGCAGTCCACGGACGGCTCTGGTGCGCAGTTCCGCTGGCTCAACTGGGTTGGCCACAACCTGGTCAAGTCCGTCGAGCTCGAAATCGGTGGCCAGCGCATCGACAAGCACTATGGTGACTGGCTCCAGATCTGGAATGAGCTCACCCAGGAGGCTGGCAAGCAGGCTGGCTATGCCAAGATGGTTGGCAATGTGCCCCAGCTAGTGAACCTGCTGGTTCAGGGTGGCGAGGACTGCGACAACTACTGCGCGGGTGGCGAGCCCAACACCTCCAACGAGTACCTCATGTGCTCCCCCGAGTACACCCTCTACATCCCTCTACAGTTCTGGTTCAACCGCAACCCTG